TATCAGTCGTTTGCCTCTGTTATGTCTTGGTTCGGCGTACAGTTGCCGTCCAGCTTTACCCAGTTTGGTGCCAATATCATCCAGGGGCTGTGGAACGGTCTCAAATCAAAAATTGAATCGGTCAAAACTTGGTTTGCACAACAGGCCGCATCTCTCAAGCAAACTTTTGCCGGTGTAATGGGCATTCATTCGCCCAGCCGTGTTTTCCGACGTTTCGGCGGATGGATGATGGAGGGGCTGCAAATAGGTTTAGACAAAGGTGCGTCACGTCCAATCGCTTCTGTGGCCAATACGGCTGGTCGTCTGAAAAGTGGTTTTGCAAACCATATGGGACAAATGGCGGCGCGGGTATCATCTGGCCGCGCTGCATTTGCGGATGCGCGCAGCTCCCAGTCAACGGGTGGGATGACCATCAATTACAACCCAACCATCAATGCGCCGGGCGGTAATCCTCAGCAGATTGAGGCTGCGCTGCAGATGGGCTTGCGTGAATTTGAAGCAATGTTCCGCCGTATGATGGAAGACAAAGCACGGAGGGCTTATTGATGTATGCGATGTTAGGTGATGTGCGCTTTGAGCTTTTAAACAGTTTTACTTCGCTGGAGATGGAACATGCAGCGAACTTCGCCAAACATGAGGTCTTAAAAGGCCGACCGCGGCTGCAGGCCTTGCAAAACGAACTGACGACGCTGCGTTTTTCTCTCAAGTTGCATTGGCGGCTGGGCAATCCTGATACGGCTTATAAGGGTCTGCTGTCGGCTTTGGAAGCGCAGCAGGCGGTGTCTTTGGTTTACGGCAGCGGTCGTTTTGTCGGATGGTTTGTGCTTGAGCGGTTGACGGAGCGCACGTTGATTCAGGACGCGCAAGGCCGGACGGCGGCGCGGGAATTGGATGTAGAGCTGACCCAGTTTGTCGGCGACCCGAATAATCCGCTCCCGACTCCTGCCGTCAAGTCGGGCGGTCAAAATCCGCTCCTGTCCTTATTGCCGGAGAGCGTGCAGGCAAAAGCGGGCAAATTGATTTCAGCGGTGGAAAAAGGTGTGAAAATTTACCGCGCCGCTGAAGCGGGTATCAGCGATATGCAGAATCTGATACAGGCTGCCAAAAATCTGAAAAACGACCCGTCAGGGGCATTAAACCTGTTAGGGGACGCACTCAATATTGGCGGCAGCACTTTAGGACGGCTCAATGCCTTGCCGGAGGTAACAGCGGTTTTTGGCGACATAAAAGGCGCGGCTGAATTTGCATTGCAGGCCGGGCAAGCGGCCAACAGGCTGGGCGGTGCCGTCGGTGCATTGCGTGCCGGGTATGAGAGCGGCTCCATCGGCGGCTGGCTGACTGCCGTCGGGGACGGTGTTGCCGAGGCATCTGATGCGATGGCAAACGGCTCTGCCGCTGCCCAGGCTTTGACCGGCTGGTTGGCGGCAAGAAAGGATAAATGATGAGTGCGGTAATACGCTACACCACCCAAGACGGCGACCGCTGGGATTTGATTGCGCACAAGCATTACGGCAATGCGCTGTTGATTGACAGCCTGATTGCGGCCAATCCTCACTTGCCGTTGGCGGAGGAGTTTACGGGCGGCTTCACGGTCTTTGTCCCTGTCCTCGAAACTAAGCCGAAAAACAACCAAGAGGAGCTACCGTGGTGGATGCGTTAGGTGCGTTTTTAAAATCAAAAGGCCTTGACGGCAGCGGTAGCACTCATCCAGTTACCATGCCCGATTTTGTCCTGTCTTACGAAGACAAGGATATAACGGCAGATGTCGCGCCTTATCTGATTTCGTTTAGCTATACCGATTATCTTGAGGGGCAGTCGGACGAATTGCAGGTTGAGTTTGAGGATGCGGACGGACGCTGGCTGCGTAATTGGTATCCCGAACAGGGTGATGCTTTGTCTTTGAGCCTGGGCGACCAATTTACCGGGCTGTTGTCTTTTGGCAAATTTGAGATTGCCGAGATTGAGTACAACCATCCTCCGTCGACGGTCAGCCTGAAGGCACTATCGACCGGGATTACCAAGTCTAGCCGCACTTTGCGCGGTAAGGCGTATGAAAACACGACTCTGGCCGCCATTGTCCGTCAGGTGGCAGGTCGTTTGAAGCTGGAGGTAACGGGTACGGTCAAAAACATCCCCATCAAACGTGTTACGCAGTACCAAGAGCGTGATATTGAGTTTTTGGCACGTTTGGCGCAGGAGTATGGCCACAGCTTTAAAATCGTCGGCAACAAACTGGTATTTGTCGATAATGCCGAGCTAAAACAGCGTCCTGCCGTTGCAGTATTGCTGCCCGAGGACATCATCCGTATCCGCCTGCGTGATTTGATTAAGGGGGTTCCGTCTAAAGTAGATGTCAAAGGCTACGACCCGAAATCCAAACAGACCGTGTCGGCGAGCCGCAGCAGCAAATCAAGACGCGGCAAAGCCAAACACGGCAGCACGGGCGATACATTGCGTATCGTGCCGAATAAGGGGGAGAGCGCTGCGCAATTAAACGCCAGGGCAGATGCCAAATTGGCAGATGCGCAGGACGACCAATGTGCGGGTAACGTTACACTAGTTGGCAATGCGCTGTTGGTGGCAGGTCAAATGGTACAGCTTAAAGGATTCGGCAAGTTTTCGGGTAAATATCTGGTCAAGCAATCAAGACATGATTTCACGCGCCACGGCGGATGGACGACCGAATTGGAGATAAAAATGACGGAGTATGTCGCAGACGAGGAGAAAAACAATGAAAACCCATGATTTTACAGCAACGATGCAATTTGGCATTGTATCGGCGATTGATGCGGCGGCGCACAGTTTGCGAGTAAAAATTCCCGTACTCGACGACATGGTAACCGACTGGCTGCCTATGGCGACACCGGCGGCGGGCGGCAACCGTTTTTACAGCCTCCCCGATGTGGGCGAACTGGTTGTCTGCCTGCTGGATGCGCGGGGTGAGACCGGTTGCGTTATCGGCGCGATTTACAATGCCTCAGATAAACCGCCGGTATCCGACCAAAACAAATGGGTCAAACGGTTTACCAACGGCACGGTCATCTCGCACGACCGCAGTAGCGGCGAAGTAGTCGTTGAGACGCCGGGTAAAGTCCGAATCAAAGCGGCGAAAAAAGTAGACATCCAATCGCCGGAGACCGAAATCACGGGCAATGCGACAGTAAAAGGGATGTTGACTTATACCGCAGGTTTGACGGCCAGTAATGACGGCGGCGGCGACGCGGCAAATATCAAAGGTACAGTCAACATCACCGGCGACCTCATCGTCAACGGCATCAACATCGGCAAGCACATCCATGACGGCGATTCAGGCGGCCAAACCGGCGAGCCGAAAAATCATTAAACCGCATTAAAAGGCGTTTCAGACGGCCTTCTCTACAATCCCTGTATCTATAAGCGATACAGGGATTTTTTGATGTTTTACGCCGCGCCTATCTCTAAACACTGGCAGCTCGCACCTGAAGGTTCGGGCGTGGTTCAGGGTGCGGACGACATCGACCAATGTATCCGCAATATCCTGTCCACCCGCAAAGGCGCGGACGTTACCCGTCCTGATTTCGGTTCCGACCATTACAAATGGCTGGACACCCCCGAAGATGTGTTTGTCCCCAATATCGTGCGTTCGACCATGTTGGCAATACAGACGTGGGAGAAGCGGGTGGTGGTCGAAGACATTATTTTCGGCGGCGCTGCGCCGCATCTGACGATGACGGTTTACTGGCGCGTCTCAGATGAGGTGGCGGGCGAGATTTATACGACAGACATTATCTTGGAGCAGGCAGTATGGATTTGAGCAAACTTAAGCGGGAAGAGGTTAAGGCGGTTCCAGACGATCTCGCTGAAGTGCTGGCACAAACCATTGCCGACTATGAGAACCGCAGTGGTAAAACTCTGCAACCCGCCCACATCGAGCGGCTGCTCATCAATACCTACGCTTATCGCGAGACTTTGGCGAGAAAAGCATTCAATGAAGCTTATCGCCAACAGCACCCGCGTTTTGCAACGGGGTTGATGTTGGATTTATGCGGCGATGATGTCAACACCCCGCGGCTTGAAGCCTCCGCCGCCAGATGCACCATCCGTTTTACGTTGGCTACCTCCAAAGCGGAGCCTGTTTTGATTGCACAAGGCACTCAAGTGGCCGCCGGGGCGACCGTGTTTTGGACGGTTGCATCCGGCACGCTCTCGCCGTCAATCCGTACTTTAGATTTGGAGGCTGTCTGCATCCAAACCGGCGTGTCGGGTAATGGTTTTGCCGCTGGGCAGGTTAATACGCTTGTCAATCCGATTGACGGCGTTACAGCCATCAACACTACTGTGCCGACGGGCGGCGCGGCGGAAGAATCTGATGAGGCATACCGCCAACGCATCCTGCTTGCCCCCGAAAGCTTTAGCGTTGCAGGCCCTGTCGGGGCTTATGAGTATTTTGCCCGCCGTGTCAGCCCTGCTATTTGCGACGTACATGTGGGCAATTTAACGGGGTCGGACGGCCTCCCGATAGGGGGGCAAGTAAGGGTAACGCTATTAACCAAAAACGGGTTGCCGTCTTCGGAGTTGGTGAGCGAGGTGCAAAGGTTTTTGTCCGGAGAACGCGTCCGTCCGCTTTGCGACACGGTAACCGTAACTGCTCCGGCAGCAATCGACTATACGCTGGACGCAGAGCTGGTTTTGTATACCGGGGTTAATGCTGCCGAGGTTTTGGCGGCAGCAAAACAAGCATGGGCGGAGTATGAAGTAACGCGAAGTGAAAAACTTGGCATGGATATTGTGCCTTTAGACATCCAAACAGTTTTAAAAGTCGCTGGCGTTTATAACGTAGTCCTTAAAAAGCCGACCCTAACCGTCGTCACGCCCGACCAATGGGCAAGATGTACGTCCGTCAATATCCGGGCATCGTCCGAAACGGCAGAGGGGTAGCAACAATGGCAACACTGAGTTATGCCTCCGTTATCGAACGCGATCAACGTTATCGGATGTTGGCCGATTTGGGCTTAAGGATGAGCGACATTGACGCGGTCAAGCTGATGCCGCGTTTGACTGAGCTGGTCGCGCCCGAACACTTGGAACTGTTGGCGGAGAGTCGAAGCATATTGGGCGAGGACGGCTATTGGCTTGCCGAGAGCGACGAAACCCGCCGCAAACTCATCAAAGGGGCCTACCAGCTCCACAGGTACAAAGGCACACCCTGGGCAATACGCGAGATTGTGCGCCGTCTCGGGTTCGGCGAGGTCGAGATCGTCGAGGGCTTAAGCAATAAGCTGCACAACGGCGAAATCCACCGTGACGGTAGTTATACACACGGTCATACAGACCGTTGGGCGCATTACCGCATCATTATGACCAATACCATTACCAACGATCAGGCAGCCTTGCTGAGGCGCACATTGCGGGCGTTTGCACCTGCCCGATGTGTTTTGGCGGCATTGGATTACCAACACGTCTCCTTGAGGCACAACGGACAAGCATTAAGGGACGGCACGTTTAATCGAGGGACAGCATAGATGGCAAATTTAAGCGAGATAAGCCGCTGGGAGGCGGGCATTTACCAATGGGAGACCTCCGACCCTGTGCAGGGCGGCCCTAACGGTATCGACAACCGCCCGACACGGGAGCTGGCAAACCGTACACGCTGGCTTTATGACGAGCTGGGCAGGGTAAAAGCCCGCATGGACGACCCCAATTTTTACAAAAGCATCACCGTATCCGACAGCAAGGCATTGTTTGATGCCGGTAATTATCTTCACATCGGCGCTGATGCCGCTGGCGGCTACATCCGCAATAAAAAGACAAACAAGGGCATACAGCTTAAGAATGATGGCACGCTCCAGTACGACGGGTCAGACATTATTACCGCCCGCAAAGTAAGCCACAACCCCGATGACTACACGGTTGCAACCGTCCCGTCATCGTTTGCGCTCAATAAGGCGTTTGACAACTCAATCAAGCGCGGAGGCGCAATCGGGCTGGGCGGAGCGGCGCATCAGATTGCTATCGGCTGGGACACGCCCGGACTGGTCGCCAAAGTCGACAACCAAACCATGAACGTCGGCGTCCCGACAGGTGCAATCGCCTATTTTGCCCATACCACCGTCCCCTTTGGCTGGCTAAAAGCAAACGGCGCGGCAGTGTCGCGCACCGTCTATGCCAACTTATTCGCCCTCATCGGCACCACTTATGGCGCAGGCGACGGACGAACTACCTTTAATCTCCCGGATTTGCGCGGTGAATTCATCAGGAGTTGGGATGACGGGCGAACTGTCGACAACGGACGTGTCATAGGCTCATGGCAGGCAGATGAATTCCGAAGTCACAGCCACGGCATCGGTGTCAAAAGCATGTCCGACACCGACAGGGGTAGCAATACGTCAACCGTATCAATTGACACTGTCGGCCAAACCGACCCGGCTGGCGGCATTGAAACCCGCCCTAGAAATATCGCCCTGCTGGCATGCATCAAGGCATAAGTCACCTTAAACCGTTTAGAAAGGTAAAAAAATGACCCAAAACATCCAATGGACAAAACCCGTCTGCCAACTTGATGCCGACCATCTTTACATCGGCCAAACCACAGCCGATCTAGACATCATGGCACGAGATGGAAGCTATCTGATTCCCGCCGGTTGCATCGACACCGACCCGCCTCAAATCAGCGCAGACAAAGTCGCCCGCTGGAACGGCGAAGGCTGGGATGTCATCGAAGACCATCGCGGCAAAATTGCCTACCGAAAAACTGATGGTATAGCCGTTACCATCGACCAAATCGGCAGCCTTTCAGACGATCTGACTATGAGTGCCCCGCCGTCAGAATATTGCGAATGGGACGGAAAAAAATGGACGGAAAATCAAATCAAAAAAACAAAAGCAGAAGAGACTAAACTCGCCACCGCGAAAGTCATCGCCCTGTCTCGCCTCAATCAACGTGCCCAAGCCATCGTCAACGAACAAAGCGGCATGGATGACCTCCCTGCCTTTGAAGTGCAGAGCTGGCCAGTACAAGCATCTGAAGCACGCGCATGGCAGGCGGACAATTCCACTCAAACTCCTGTCCTTGACCAAATTGCCCAAGCAAGAGGCATCAGTCCTGACAAACTCAAAGCGGCTGCCCTCAAAAAAACCCTGGCCTATGAATCCCTTTGCGCCACCATCGCAGGCAAAAGGCAGGCAATCGAGAAACAAATCGAAGCCGCAAAAACCCTAGACGAATTAAACACTATCAATACCGAAATCAGCTTTTAAGGTCGTCTGATCATGAAACAAAGTATCAAAAACTATATGAGAAATATCGCCATCGCTGCCGACCAGCTCGCAAACGCCATGATTGCAGGCAGTCCGGACGAAACCGTCAGCAGCCGTGTCTACCGAGGTGCAGTGTTGGCTGTACATCCGAACCGCGCCGCCCGGATGGCGTATCGTACGATAAATACACTGTTTTTTTGGCAGGAAGACCATTGCCGCGCGGCCTACCTGCGCGAAAAGCAACGCGCGCATTTGCCGGATGGGTTGAAATGACTGCCCGCGTTGATTTTGCCGTCAAACAAGGTACCACCGTACCGCTGACCTTTGCCATACTTGACGGCAAGGGCAAGCCGCATCCATCGCTCAAACATCTGGACAGCGCGGTTCTGACCATCGTTCCGACAGCAGCAGAGGCGTTTACCTTGCCCCTCTCCATCAAGCCGGGCGGCATCGGTACGGTTTTGACGGCAGAGCAGACACGCGAATGGAGATGGCGGTGGGCGCGGTACAACGTGCGCGTTACCGTTAAAGGCGTCGCCGCCGTGATTTACGAGGGCAATCTGACCCTTGAAACAGAGTTGGGAGCTTAGTAAATGGCAGAGATAAAAGGTGGAATTACCGTCAGCGGCGGCAGCGTTGATAGCATGCCAGTCATCCTTGATGGTCGGAAAAGTATTTACGAGGAAGCGATTGAAAAAGGCATCATAGATACGAATACGACCTATGAACAATTTTTAGAAAGCTTATCCATCAAACCAAATGAGATTAAAAAAGCTGTCAAGGATTTGGTTGATGAAAACTTAGAAAAAAAAGTTAATCAGGCGGTTGCGGTTGCAGTTGCCATGTTGGATTTAAGCAAAATACCAACACAACCGGCACCGACACAGCCCGCACCGGCGCAACCTGCACCAGCGCAACCTGCACCAGCGCAACCTGTTCCGGCACAACCATCAACAGAGACACCGAGCAGCTCAGTCGATTTGTCAGATGAGGCTTTTGATGAAATTAATAAACTCTTAGGAAATAACTAATGGCAAAAACAAAACTAGACCAGGCAATGGTCGGTATGGCCAAAGCTGTTGCTACGGCGAAAGGTGATGCCGCAGAGGCAAAAAAACTTGCGGAGAATGTCACTGTATCTGCCACAGTAAATGAGAAAGGGATTTTGTCACTTAACGGTAAAGAGTCTGAAATTCATCTGATTACTCCCAAAACCGTCAGTGAAGAAGTTGGGAAAGCTTTAGGCAGTGCGGATACGCCGTCTCGTCTTTTGGCCGCACAGGCTCAATTTGAGAGTGCTCAAGTTGCATCTGCTGTGAAAATCGCGTTGGAAAAGGGGAAGGTCTATATCGAGGATGCCTTGCCTGAGAAGATTCGCGATAAAGTAATGTCAGGCTATTATCGTGATACCTCAACTAAAGTGCAAAACGAGGTGGCTTCAGTTAAGCTCGAAATCACCCGTGCTATTCAGAAGCTATATGATGAGTTGCCATCGAATGTCTTTATTACCTCTCGTGGCGGGTACTTCCCTATTACCAAGAACATTGGCTATAAGCCCGAATACTTCGGCAAAGATGGGCGAAATCTTGCTGTTGGTGGTGTGACGCTTCCCGTCAACGGACAGCAGCCGTGTATTGCTTTTCATCGTTCGATTTTTAACGTATTCGATTTTTCACAGGCTGAGTTTTCCGTACAGGAAATGGGCTTGTCTGCATTCCACTTATGCGGGAAATCGGAAGGTAATGTGATTTTTCATGGTGGCAAAATCACAACCAGAGCCTATGAGCTTTTCGGATACAAATCAGGTGAGGCAGATGCCGATAAACGTTGGATTCCTCATATTGACGGTTGGACAAAAGAAGCACCAAACGTCGGCACTGGAATGTCTTTAAAAGGATATCCGGTTGCCGGCGCAAATACTGCTTCATATGCGCACGATTTTGCGCGTTATATGGAGAATTCATGTGATTCCTCAGGCGTTCGTCAACCTGATGGCTATAATCTTGAAAAAATTAAAGAATTATTTTTCTTGGAATCCAAGCAGATCGTTAATAGTGCTGGTGGATACTTTAATAAAAACGGCGAATCTGCATTTCCACAAGCGGATGGGACAACTGCGTCAACATGGGGATTGTGGCGCGGTGGACAATGGTGGAGTCGTGGGTATGGTTGGCGCATTTATGATTGCCGAAATACCGAAATTAAGAATTTCCATGTAACAGGCTTTACCGGCGGCGCAATTGCCGCAGGGTTGCACGGCTCTCCTGCTGGCGAAGACATCCAGCCCGGCGACGTAGAAGGTGCATTGGCTAAAGGCTGTGTAGCTATCAATACTCGTATCACTGGGGGTTACTATAACCACAACTATACTTGTGGGGTTGAAGCCATCCGAGTTATCGGTTATGAGTTAACCGGGATTTTTGCCCCCGACTCAGTAATAGGACATCCCGATGCCAATTTGGAGCATGTACGAGGTTGGAATAACTCAATAATCAGCTTGGATCCGGGTTACCAAAGCTGCACCAGTAGATATTTGCCTATGGATAACATCTATATTCATGCCAATACATTTGGCTTGGGTAAACGGAAGGTAATTGATATCCATACTGGCAATAATGTCAAAATTTATAACAATTCTGGCAAAGCTATGTATTACGGAATATCGACAGTAATAGAGGAGATTTTCGCCTCTAAAGATGGTCGAGTAGGCAAGATAGCAGACCCTCAGTCTTTCTATTTTCAAGACAGCAACATCGAAATTGTCGGAAATACTATCATGAGCGGTCACATAGGCATTCATCCTATCAATGGTGCACCTGGTGTCTTATTCCGTCGCAGTAAAAACATGTGGTGGCTAAGATGTCGCCAGTTGATTGCAGATAATACAGTTTATGCACCTCGCGGCTTAATAAGCAATTACGGCCATAACCACTTTATTATCGAACGAAATCAGTTCACTTTTGCCTTGCCGTTTGGTCAGTTCTTCGGCATGCACCAAGTATCTGGCATTAAAGTAACAGATGGTGGCAGTGGCTATACCTCAGAACCGGAAGTCAAAATTACTGGTGGTGGTGAAGGTGCGTTTGGTGCAACGGCACAAGCAAAAATTAAAGACGGCAAGGTGGTTGAGATTATCGTACGTCGTGATGGTAGTCGTTATACGGAGATTCCGACCGTAACCATTACTGGCGGTGGCGGTTCAGGTGCAACGGCTACGGCTACAATCAATACGCAAACATACGGTATGTTGATTGGTGCTGAGTCGAAATATGGCACGATGTTGGCAACTCAGGTACGTGAGAACTATGTTCAAAACTCGCCTGACGGTAACTATGCCCGACAAATTGTATTTGGTCGTATGCGTGCATCAACAATTGAAGGGAATCACTGCGATGTAACACCTTTCCGCAGTCCTGAGAAAGCAAAATTGCCTGTGGGTAATCCATTCGTCAGCGATTCTATCGTTTATCGTGACGGGTTGTTGAGTTCGGCTTTCTATAACGGCGATTTTGACACATGCTCAGTGGGCGATAACTTTATCCATAATCAGTTGATTGATACTGTCCATGTTTGGACTGGTAAAACTATAAACAGCAACGTACATAAAAAATACGAGCCGACCAGCTATGCTGAGGTGGTTATGGATGAGAAGGTTAAAGCATTGGAAGCAGCTGTTGATAAACTGAAAGAGCAGTTAAAAACTACTTCTGCAACGACATCACAGACTGCCTCACCGCCTAAAGCAGAGGGTGGTGAACAATCATCGGCAACAACACCCGCCGAATCCCCTAAAACGGAGGGCGGAGAACAAGCGGCAACAACACAGCCTGCACAGCCTCCTAAAACGGAGGAAGGTGGCCAACCAGCTACGCCGCAACCTACTACACCGTCTGAAAGTGCAACTGAAGAGCCTGCCGCAAAATCCGCAACATCCATCACGTTTACTTTTGATGGGCTTGAAGCCACAGCAGCCGAGGCAATTGGTAGTAACAATGTGGCGAAATTGAAATCAGTTAATAATTCCGAAAGAGCAGGTGAGCCTGAAGGTTGGGCGGGGGCATTCGGTGAGGATTCTGGCCATAAAATCATGCGTTCTTTAGTGGCCGGCGAAGGTAAAGGTATTAGATTCATTGAATCGGATGGACTGACCTCTGATGGTTCGACTGATTCAGCAATCATCATTCCGTTTAAACAATCCGCTGGTGGAACGGCTGGTTCAGGATTTACAGCAATCGTTTTGAAAGGACGTAGTGTTGTAAGTAATGGTCTAATTTCTACCAACGAAGAAACTGGCTTCAAATTGCGTTATTTCGAAGGTACAACAATTAACGGTAAACCTATTTCTACAACAACAGTTTATCCATATGATAAATGGCATGTTGCAGTAATTCCTGTATTAGCAGGTACTGATAAAGCCTTCGATAAAATCAGAATAGGCATGAATCATGCAGGCAATGTGGGACGAAACGTCATAGTCGGCGCAGGCATTGAATTTATTCAAGGTGACATCAGTAAGGTGGAGGAGAGAGTCACTGCACTGATGAGTGAGTACGGTATCAGTTAAGAGAAAAGGTCGTCTGAAATTTCAGAC